TAATTTAACTTAATAGATGGGGGTGTGTCAAGTGGCGAATCCTCTCACCCGCCCGGTCTTTTTTATTTCTTTTTACCATGTCACACGCTCAAGTACGCTCCAATTCGATAAACGATTGGCTACACATTCGCAGACGACCTGCAAGGCATTAGCAATTAAATTTTATAGACATCTATTATTTTATGCTTGACATGTTTCGATGGTAGCTGTTTTAATGGACACGTTCAATCAATCACGGGCCCAGCCCGTACCACTTGAAAGGTGCCTCAATGCCAGACCTGTTCGGATTCTCCGCCCCTTCGCAAATCATCCTTAGACTTCCCCGCCGCCCTCACTGAACGGTATCGCCCTCGCCTTATCTCTGATTTTGTCGGCCTAGACAAACCTAAGAAGCTATGCATCTCACTTCGGAACTAGCGCTGCGCTCCTACACCTTAGAGGCTGCTGTTGTCAACCGCTGGTCGGAAGGAGCAACACGTCAACTTGTTGATGATGTCCTGAAAGTGGTTGACGATTCCCTTGAAAGCGAGTGATCTCGATGCCGCATCACGGTAAAAACACCCGCCTCCTCACCCTTGGACTGCGTCGCGCCACTCGCATCCCCGGAGGACGCGCGCAGCCCGCTCACCGCTTGCACTGCCCTTCGTGTAACGCTCAGTTTACATCCGACAGCGCCTATCGCGCTCACTGGAAGGAAAAACATGGAACCAGCCGAAGCCGTTAAAACCCTCGAATCGCTCGCCGCGAACGATACTTTCAGCAACGATCTCGCCCAGGCTTTCCTCATGGGCGCCACCGCCATCGAGTATTTCCAGTTGCCCGGTCCGGCGGTGCGTTTTGTCGCTGTCCGCACCCGCGTCATGCAGGGCGACCAGCACGTCTGTAGCGCCATCTCCCCCAACTTTGCCAAGCGGATCGCCCGCGCTTTGAACGCGATTCGCGCTAACCGGAGGGGACAATGAACACCAAGAAAGCAGGCTACACGCCGACTAAAACCATAAAGCCATTGTGTGTAGTCTGCCATGAAAAACCAGCCCGCATCGGGAAAATTCACGGGTACCAAAAAGACCTGATTTGCTCGCAGAAGTGCGCCGTTAGCTACTTCATGAACAAGGCTATGGACTTCACGCTGTGCAATGTTTGCGGTGAGTGGGACGAAGTGTGCGGTGGATGTGACGCCGGGGTGATCGAATGACCGTCGCCCTGCTCTTCGCCCTCTTCTCCATCTGCGTTTGGGGATTCATCGAACTGCGCCGGCGCAGGAACGCCGTGCCTAACCTGTCGGAGTTTCTCGCCGGCTGTCGCGCTCAACACATCGGCACCGGCCCCTTCGTGCCGCGCAGCCGCCTTCCGGGCAAGCCGCGCTGAGGCTCGCCGGATTTACAGATACGCGCTTCCCATCGCCCGGGCGCAGCGTGGCTGCTGCAACGCATGGGAAGCGCGCGCTTCCTCGCTATCGACCACCGGCCCCTTGCAACTGGCGCAGTAAAGCACCTCGTCGCCGGTGGGCACTGTAGCCATCTGCAAGCCGTCTTTACTGGGCGCCAGTTTGTACTTCTTGGGCTGCTGTTGCTGCAACTTCCGTCCGCAGCGGATCGCCGTCAACATCTTGCCTGTCTTCATTTTCAATCCTCCCGCTTCACATACCCGCGCGTCACTCGCTGGCTGTGGATCTGCGCAAAGCCGCGGCGCAGCACGTTCGCCTGCGCTTCCAGCATGTCGGCGGCGTCCTCCGGAGATACCTTCACCTCTTTCGATATAGCCACCGCGTTTTCACCAATCGCGACTATCGCTAGCACCTTTCCATTAGCCCGCCGCCGCACCCAGTCGATAGCGTTGGCCACGTCTTCGGCGCCGTTGATCTCCCACTTGACTTTATCTTTCATCTTTAACTCAGTGTTATTCCAGTCGGCTATGCGAGAAAGTTATAATTCGCGATGGAAATCTGAATACGCGTAGCGGATGGATGGGGTAGGGGCCATTGTCCGAGCTAGGCATCGTCTTTTCCGCCTGAAACTCCCCAAGATATAATCTCTTGCGAAGGAGGCGCGCGAAATCCTGATCAATTTCTGCTTTGAATTTAGCCATCCTTCACCATCCCATCTTCCATCACCACCCCCAGTTAACTCAGCGAGTAAATCACAGGTTGGCTTGCCCAATGCTCCGGCGGATTGTACTCACCATCGGTTCTTCGTAGCATCAATTGCATCATGATTTTCCCCGGCAAAAATGAGGTTTTAGATATGCAAAGATGAAACGATGGTGAGCGATATTCTTTGAAATCGGGGTGTTCCTTCAGTAACGCCATCGTTATTCCTTCACCATCCCATCTTCCATCACCACCCCCACCGTGCCGCTAGAATCGACCTTCGCCATCCAGATTTGAAAGTCGTTTTCCTCGGCCATCTGCGCCAGCATCGCCAGACTGTCATCGTCGAGCGCTTCGCCGTGCATGATGCGGATCACCCTTAACTTCGGGTTGGCCGCCATCGCAATCGCCGTGCTCACCCGGATCTGCTCCGCCTCGCCCAACTGCTCCAGCGGAATGCCCTGGAAGGTGACCGCATTGTCGGTCAGCGCCAGTCCCTCGATCGGCATCTGTGCCTTGGCCATCGCGGCAATCTTTTCTTCGGCGCGGGTTTCCATGCGCCGCGTCAACACGTCGGTCTCGCGCTGCTTCTCGCGCAACTGCTTACTCACCCCATCGCGCCGCTCGCGCTTGTCGATCTCGCGGTTGGTGGCCTGCGCTTCCTGTAACTTCGCGGTTAGCGCCGCCACGTCCACCAGTTGCACCTCCGGAGCGGCCGCAAAATTCGCCATCGACTCCGCTGCTTTAACTGTAAGATTTTCGCTTGCTATTTCGCCAGCGAGAATGTCTTTTTTGACGGACTCCAATTGCTTTTCGAGTTTTATTAACTCCCGGCGCTGGGATGCCAGAAAAGTCTCATGTGAGCGATAATCGCGCTCCGCATTGTCCACCCGCGCCTTCAGCGCCTCGCGCTGCTTGAACTGCTCCTGCGCCTTGCGGTTTTCCTCGCCGGCCGCGTTCAGTTCCGCAATCACTGCCGCTTCGTCCAGCTTCTCTTTTGGCAGCGCCGGCAGCACCGTCATCGTCCCCAGTTGCGCTTCCAGGCGCCGCACCTCGCGGTTCACCTCGGTGCGCGCGGCATAGTCGGCATCGTGGGCCGCGTTCAGCGCATCGACGTCAATCTCCACCTTGGCCACCTGGCGCAGCGTTTCCACCTGCTGCTGCGGCTTCATCCCCACAAACTCCAGCGGGTCGAAGCTCAACGCCCCCAGCAACTGGTCGAGCAGCGTCTGCGGCGAAGTCATGGGAGTGCCCTTGGCGTTCTCCACCTTCAGCGTATGCACGCCGTTCGGCGCAATCGTGCGCGTCACCGTAAACTCGCCCAGTTCCAGGCGGATGCGCGCCTTCTCCGCCCCTTTGCGCACCGGCTTCTCGGCAATGCCGCGCGAGCCCACCAGCGCCGCCCAGATGGCATCGAGCACGCTGCTCTTGCCCTGCCCGTTGCGCCCGGTAATCTGCACCACGCGCCCCTGCGGCGTGATTTCCACCACCCGCAGCCGCTTGTAATTTTCCGCGATTAATCCAATGATTTTCATCAGATCCATCCCTTATGTTCGGCCAACTCCCTCAAGATTGCGCAGTGTTTGGAGTGATATTCGGAGTCCGCTAAGTGGTCGGTGGCTAACTTGATTTGCTCCGCAAAAGGCTGTAACTGTTTATAGGGGGTTTTGGCGATAGCGAACCTGATCGGGACTGTGAGGTTATGGGCCAGACAGATTTGATCGGCCAAGTCATCGGAGTATTGTTTCATCATTTTTCGCCCTCAGTTCGGTTTTTTGAATTCTAAGATGAAGGAATCGCCGACATATAAGCGGGTGTCAATACAGCCTGCCATCTTAAAAACGGCGCAACCTCTGCCGCTTTCGAGGGCAATCACAATCTTGCTCTCTTTTGTATCAACCTCGACCTTAAAGTAAAGCTCGGCTTCAATCATTTTTCGCCCTCATCTTTCATCCAGCATTGAAACTGGCACAACAAATAAAGCCTTCAGGGATCCCATCTTTGGCAGTCCCGATAAGTTTAACCTTGACCTGATCGGGATTTTCGGCCCAGGTATCGCTGACCTGGCCTATTGGCATCACCCAATTCCCATCTTGGAAGCGAAGACCGCCAGGATGAATTTCGCGTGCCGCATTCTCCGATGTCGCCGCCACCACTGCGGCATCGTAAGTGTCGCACTTGGAGTTGATCTCCTGAGTGATAAGCCACAGCTTCATTTCGCCCTTCATCTTTCTTTCCTTTTGGAAACTTTCGAGAACAGCGGCCCCGCCGCCTGCAGCGGAATCGCCGCCACCCCGCGCCGCTCGGGATGGAGCACCCGAAACGCCTCCAGCGTATAGACCATGAAACTCGCCGACAGCAGCCGCCGATGCCGCGCACACAGGTCCATCGCCGCTTCCGTGGTCGCCCCCATCACCATACAGGCGCGCCCCCCCTTGCCGCACGGCTGCCGCCGCACATCCCCCTCAGTCAGCCGCTTCACGAACTGGCACGGAGTTTTCAGTTTAGTCTCCGATCTGAATCTGGTGACGGCACACGAAATGAGTACAGTCGGCGTTCGGGTTGATAGCTCGGGTAATTTCGTGCGCTACGGGCCAGATGAATTCACTATCGCAATTCCAGCTAGACGGCCTTCTAATCGGCTTGTTCACGATCTGGATAGGCTTCCCGCGCCACTTAGGCCAATCGGCAGTGCGATACTCCATGGTCACTTCATGGCGCGGCCATTCTTCGGCATCGGTCAGCAGCACGGTAACCATCAGCGGCTTCGCCATCGCGCCCTCACCCAATCTTCTTGATCGCAATTTCGACTTCGACAACATCGTCGATGCGGACTTCCGGTTTTACGTCGCACTTCAGGACGAACCACCCGGCGATACAACTCGCAGCGCCTTTTTTGTCGAGAACAGCGCAATCGAGCTGATAGGCGCCCTCCCCTTTATTCTCGATTTTTGTGACCACCATCTTGAATGTCATCGCGCCCAACCTCCAAGCTAGACACTAGCACCGCCTTAGCACCATTGTCAAGGCCAGAACTTACTTTTCTTTTTCGCGGCGCCACTCTTGCGCGCCGTGCTCAGCGCCACCGCAACCGCCTGCTTCTCGGCCCGCTTCTTGCCGAACTTCGCCGCCGTCTTCGCAAACGTCTTTCCCGTCGCAAACTCGCGGATGTTGTTGCTTACCGTCTTACGCGATTTTCCTGCTTTCAATGGCATCGTCAATCACCTCGAATTAAATTTTATAGTACTCCATATAATAAACAGAAACGCCCCACCTCGCGGCAGGGCGTTCCGGCTGGTTCGTCTTGTCTTACGCCCCGGCAGTCGCCGTCGCTGCCGCCGGCGGTCCGGCATCGGCTTCGAGTTTCTTGATGTCGGCCACCACCGTGCTTTTCAGCTTCTGCACATCGACTATCGTCTGGTGCAGCGCGGCAATCACGTCGGCGACGTTTTCTTTCTGGAAGTCGCCAATCAGCTTCTCCCCGGCAGCGACCACGGCGGCATCGCTCCCAATGTTAATACCCTTGTTCGCCGCCGCCAGCGCCACCGCCGCGCCGAACCCCGCCAGGTCGGCCAGGAACACGCCACTGTCTTTGGCCACCGCAGTCACCAGGTTCTCGCCATCCTGAATCACCGCCAGCACTTCCGGCAATGAGTCCGCGGCCACCGCCTTGGCGTCCTCGGTCAGGGTAATGATCTTCGGCAACTCGGCAATCCCCTTGGCAACTTCTTCGGGAATGTACTCGATGCCATGTCCGATTTTCAGCAATACCGTCTCGAATTTGTTCATGCTGCTCCTTTTGGAATTTCGGAATCTTTTAATTTTGAAAGTTTACAACGGGCCCAGTTCTTTCCACACCGCCTGCATGCCACCGTCCTTGAACAGCTGCCGCGCCTCGTCATCGGGCGCGCCTTCCGGAAAGCGCCCATTGATCTGGAAGTGGGGCGCGTCAGGGAAAGTCCGCCAGGTCGATCCGCTCACCATTCCCAGCGAGATCCCGGCCTGCTCCATGCGCTTCCACGCCGGATGCGCCGCGTTCCAGTCGGGATTGAAGGGCTGGTCGGGGGCAAACCGCGATGGGCAGCAATCGACCGCCAACCCAAAGTTGTGCCAGCTATGCCCGCCCGGGCAATTGGTCACCACTTTTGCGGCATCGATCACATCGCCGTGCGGCCCTTTAGCAATTAGCTTCGGGTCGCGCCCCTGCTCGTAGAGCGCCTGCTGCTGCTGCCACGAGCGCAGTCCATAGAGCACGCGCACCTCAATGCCTTCCGGCTCCAACATCGTCACCATCTGCCCGATCTTCGCCGCTAGTGGCGGATACACCGCTTGCAGCCGCGCCGCCGAAATCATGTCCATCACCCTGCCCTCCTTCGCGTCGAGGCCAGCGAACGCGCCAGCCAACTCACCGCCGTCGCCGCCGCCACAATCATTCCCGCCACCGCGCCACTGAAGCTTAACGCCGCCGTTAGCGCCTGCTGGTAGAGAAACGAAGTCACTAGGTTGCCGCCCGGGGTCAACGATGCCGCCGTCAAATTCTTGTTGGCCAGCTTCACCAGCGCCGCCGCCGGAGCCAAACCCGCCGCCACTAAATTCTTTAACGTTGTCTTAACCAAACTTCCCGCCGGAATCACGCCCGCCCCCACCAGCTGATGGAAAGTAGCTTCCGGGCCCAGCGCTCCGCCCGGCGTCAAGCCTCCCGCCAGCGATTGGAAGTAAGTAGTGCCGCCGCCGCTCGAAGTCCGCAACTCGAAGGCAATCGCCGCCAGGTTGGCGGTTCCCGAACTGAGCGCGGCTGCGCAGGTAATCGCCGCTGGCGAAGCCGAAGTATTGTCGCCCTGGCTGCCTTCGGCGCCACTCACTCCCGTCCGCTGGCGGAAAGTTCCCGTGGTAAACGATGCGCTCCAGGCATTCGCGCCATCCGAGCCAAAGCCACAAACGATAAAGTTATTACTATCCTGCGTGGTCAGCGAAGTGGTCGCCAGCGAGCCCGCCGCGCTCGCTGTATTGGTGGTGTGATTGCCGAAGGCGACCACCCCTGAAAATTGATAGCTGAACTCATCCGCCGCCACCGGGCCGCCGCTGATCGCCGCCGTAAAACGCGTGCTGCCGCCCACTAGCGAAGCGATGTACCAGCATTCGACCGTCAAAGTGCCGGAGGTGACGCGCGCCACAAAGGTAGCCGTATCGCTCACCGTGGTGGTAATCCCGGAAACGGTGGCGCTGGCGCTGTGCAGCAGGACAAATATAATCAGCGCGTTCCCGACGGTATAGGTGACGGCGTTCGTCTGTAACGAAGAGGTGCTGCTGCTGCTTGCCGTTCCACCCACCGCAACTGGAGTAATCGCCACCCGCCTATCCGCCGGCGGTGATGGTCAGCTGGTAGGTGAACTGGATCGAGTCGGTCGAGCCCACGTTGATCGCCGAGAATACGCGCCGGTCCCACATCGTGCCTACCGTCGAGGCGCTGAACAATCCCCACTCCGTAATCGCCAGCGCCGAGCCGGGAGTAATGGTCGCCACCGATTTGTAGATGTTCGCGCTCGGGTTCGAGCCGGTGCCGGCCACGCGCGCCGAGCCCGCCGGCGTCACCAGCGCGGTCTGGCTGATCGATTCGGCGGTGGTTCCGGTGCCGCAATCGTGATACTGAAAAGCGTCGATGTGCGCCCCGCTCCCGGTCAGGAAGTCGGCCGCCATGTAGTTGACCCCTGCGGTCGTCACCACCCCCACCAGGAACATCCACAGCAGCGAGCGCACTAACCAGAACGTTACACCGGCGAGCAGCAGCAGCAGCGCCAGCGCCCACCAGCGGATCGGCAGGGGCAGGCGTTTCGAACCGAGATCGACCACTTCGCCCGCGGTGCCATTGGCATGAACCACCCGCGCTTCCAGATGCCCTGTCGCGCTGATCGAGTCCGCGAAATTCATACACAGCCTTTCCGGTGCAGGAGCCTATGCAGCAGCCGCGCCCGCCAGCTCGTCGGGGTGCAGCGCCAGCCCACGTCCTTGCGCCCGCGGTGCGCCAGCCCATGCTGCAACTTCCATTGCAGCCAGCGGGTATGGAACCTGCGCTGGTGGAACTTGCGCGCGCCCGCCAGAAAATCCTGCTGTAACGTCATGGTTAGTTAACCGTCCGCGGCTTCTTTGCTTCATGCTCGCCGTCATGCTCAACCTCGAGCCCGCATTCCGGGAATGGGCAGCTCTTGGCACTTTTTGCCTTGGGCGCTTCCGGCTCGTTCGGCATCAGCACCAGTTGCGCCATCACGAACTGCGCCCACAGGCTAACGAAGATGTTATCGACCAGCCAGTGCCGCAGCGGCCGGTTGTCGTCGATCTTCACGGTCAGCGAAAACAGCAGGCAGGAATCGTCGCCGCGCTTGTCGTCGAGTTCCACCTGCAGGTCGGATAATTCCATCGATTGCAGGGCCAGCGAGCAGGAATCGGAATTCGGGAAGGCGAAAAACTCGAGGTTCACGCCTTCAATCGTCGGCATCAGGTCGATGTTGACGATCTTGTTTTCCCGCGTCTCGATGGCCTCCCACGCGGTCTTGATTTCCGCCGTACTGTGGCGCACCGTCTCGACGTTCAGCGGCATCGCCATGTGCAGTTTGGCGATGCGGTTGCCGTCTTTGTCCTGGCGAATGTTTAATCGTTCGATTGCAACCTTCGCTCGGCCGCCCTCGGAAGCAAACAGTGTCTTGACACTCATCTTTCGCCCTCTTTTCTATTGGTTGAAGTAAACCAGAATCGTCCCACTCGAGATCTGTGACAGGTACCAGCCCGTCGCCTTGCTCCATTGCCGCTGCGGCTGGAAAGGATAGACCTGGCTTTGCAGCGCTACCTCGCAGGTGCCCTCCACCAGCACGTTGCCGCCGGCATCGAGAATCGAAAAGGTGTCGCCAATCGAGGCCGGCTTGTACCACTCGATCTTGCTGATGAACAGCGCATTGGGAGATTTCAGTCCCATCGCCGCCCAGTTGGCGTCGGCGGTATCGAGTTTCAGCGGGTTGACGCCATTCACCACGTTTGCCATCGCTTATTTCCTGCCTTCCATCAGCCGCAGCACCAGGGTATGGGTCTCCTGCAATTCGCGGTCGAAATCGTTCATGCGCGCGGTCATCTGGCCATAGCTGAAGATGAAGCCGGCCACGTTCAACAGCAGCAATATCACGACCGAAAAGGCCCAGCGCTGCATCGTTCCTGCCGTAATGAACACGCCGCCTCGCTTCTCGCTGTCAGAGTTTTTAGGGGTCACGGTCGGGTTCATCTTGCGTCAACCTCGCCAACTGCGCAATAGAAATCATTCATTCTGAAGATTCACCAGCACCGTCGCCCACGCGCCCGCGGTATTGCTCGCCGGCACCGCCGCGCCGACTACCGGAGTTTTCATCAGATAGCCGCTATTCAGTCCGCAAAAGCTGCCGCTGTTGGCGATGGTCGCTACCCCAAAGCTGCCGGTGCAGGTGGAAGTATTGATCGTCTGCTTGGTTTCAGTGCCGGTAAGCCCGCCGGCCACGGTCACGTACATGCCAAATCCAGCCGCTCCATCCGGCCACTTGGCGCCGGAGAGCACGCTCACCAGCGCCGAGCAGTTGATGGCTCCGGCGCCGCTGCTCCCGCTGATGGTGACTACCTGCTCTGCCCCGATGGTGGTCTCGCCGCCGGCGATATTGGCAATCGTTGCCGCCACCAGATAAGTGCCATCCGCCATGCTGCCGCCGCTGCTTTGCGGGCTGCATGGCGGAGCCGGGGGAACGCCGATGACCGCAGCCGTTTGTAGTACCCTTCCCGCAATCCCATGCAACGCAGGCCGCGAACTCCCGGCATCGGTGCAAGCGCCGCCCTCTGTCGAACTATGCTGCACATAATCGCCGCTGGTGGTCGCGCCGTCGAAGGTGCATGGCACCTGGCCATGATCGGCAATGCTCGAGGTTCCCGAGGTGATCAGCGCGGCAATGCTCTGCTGCTGGTCGATGGGCGCGGCGATGCCGATTGCGCCCAAAGTGTCGCCGGTGCCGATGGTGATCGCCTTCCCGCCATTCAACTTCGCAATCAGCGTCGGGTAAGCGCCGGTCGAAGTGTCGTTGGCGACTCCGCTGGTGTAAGGCACGTTGCCGAGCGTCCAGAACTTGTTGTCAAGGCCGAGCGCGTTTCCGTCCGACCACGGCACCCCATTCGAGCCGGTCAGCGATTCGTAATCGCCGAACAGCAGCACCGGGTTAGGAAGCGAGGGGAATTGGCCGGAGGTCGCGTCGGTATTGACCAGATGAATTCGCGCCGCGCTGCCGGCGTTGGTGGCAAAGGAATTTCCGGCGAAGATAATGTTCGAACGCTTCAGTGAGCCTTCCACAATCGCCGGATAGCTCGATGTCGGGCCCTCCGAGTTGGGGAGGAAGGAAGCGGAGATCATCGCCTGCTGGATATTGTCGAGTAACAGCGGCGTTACCAGGCTCGAAGCCCCGGTTTCCGAGTCATACTGAAAATTCGAGATAGTCAGCAGGTTCGAGGGGCCGCCGCTCAACCCCTGGAACACCACCGGCGCAATCGCGTTGGCGTCCATGGTGACAAAGAAATCGCGCGCCGCGCTGTTGGCCGGGCCGAAAAACTGGTAAGGGCCGCCATTGAGCGAGAATTTTTCAAAGTGCGCGATGCCGGTGCCGTCGTAAAACGAATAGCGGTTATTGGCCGGCCCTCCGGCAAACCAGAAATCCTCAAAGCTGGAATCGAAGTTACACCCGCGCCCCACCATGATGCCGTTATCGTTCATAGCCACGCGGCCCACGCCGATATCGCGCAGCGTCACCCCGATGCCGGAATTGAAGTACTCATTCCCCAGGGTAAAGCCCACCCCGGTGATCTTGGTGGTCTGCGCTCCGCCCGGGCAAAAGTCGTTGCGGTGAATCGGGAAGTTCACCAGAATCGGCGCGCCCACCGCGGCATTGCCGCCCTGCGTCCACAGCGAATCGAATTGCGTCTGGAAAGTAAACTGCGCCAGCGTGTTCGCGTCCGGGGTGCCCCATTTGGTGGTGCGGGGAGTAAAGTTCGAGGTGTAACGGGCAGTGTTCGAGAGCCGGAAGTTGTCGAGGGTACCGTAAAAGCCGTACTGCTCGAAGGGGCCAGCCCCGCCGCAGCCATCGTATAAATCTGCCGCCGCATCGCAGCCCAGGTGTACCGATTCATACACCTTCTGCGTAATCGTCCCGCTCGCCGAAGCCGGAGTGCCCACCGAAGTCCCGGCAATGAACAGCCGCACCGTCGAACCATCGTAAGTCCCGGCAATATGGTAAGTCGTTCCGGACGACAGCACTGTGGCGCCGGAGGTAATCGTGTAAGTTGTGCCGGCAACGTTAAGCAGGAAATGAAGCTGGCCGCCCGAATCCATGTAAATGTCGTAGGCGCGGTGGAAAGTATCGCCGGAACCGAGTTGTCCGGAAGACGAACTCAACTGCTGGCCGGTAATCGAAGTTGGCTTGAACCAGAATTCGACCGCGAATTGCGAGATCCCATTGAGCGCCGCGCACACCGGGCAATCGCTGATGTTGATAAAGGCATTATTCGAAGTCGCCGAGGTCTGTTGCAGGGCGCTCCCGCCGCCGGTCACCAAGGCGGTGCCATTGAAGTTCATCACTCCGCCGGTCACGTATTGCGTGGCCGTTCCCGTCACCGCCAGCCACGATCCAAACCAGCCGGAGCAGCCCGCTACCGTCCCATTCGGCCCCCACAGCGAGGTTTCGCGGCCGCCTCCAATAACCGAGATGCCGGGGTTCTGAATGCTGATCGGCGAGGCGCAGCCCGCCGTCGAATATCCCGGCGGTACGTACAGCACCGCGCACTCTAATCCCGTCCCCGAAAGGCAGCTGGGCAGGGCCTCGGCATAGGCAATCATCGCCCGCCACGCCGCCGTGTCGTCCACTGAAATCCCGCCTACCGTCGCTCCCCAGGAGCGCGGATTCAGGAACGAAACCGACGCCAGCCGCAGATCGATCACGCTGATCGAATTGGGATTGGTGTAGGTGTCGGTGCGCTTGTAGGTCGAGGGGATAATCACCCCGCCGGTGGTCCCGGCATCGCTGATCGCCGCCTGGATGCTCGCGAACTGGTCGGCCATGCGCATCCCGTTCAGGGTGCCGACGTTGGTGCGCGTGCCCTGGGCAAACGCCATCGCCGTCAGTAACAAAAACGTTAAGAGTTTCTTCATCAGTAGTACACCGTCATCGGCCCCGTGGGGTAAAGGTTGTTGTCCGTGCGCATCACGAACATCTGCGAATTCACCGCGTTGGCGGTGCCATCGACCACCCCGGCGCCCTTCACCGCCGTGGGCCACACGAAGCTGCGGCCGCCGGTCGCGTCCTGGGTGATAAAGAACTCCACCACATCGCCTGCGTTCATCCCCGCGAGCGAGGAACCTGTAACATTTCCGGTAAGCGTGAGGTCGAAAATCACGTTGCCGCCGGGGTTGGTAAAGGTCGGGGTGGCGGAAAACGAAGTCGTTACATACTGGAACAGACCGCCGCCCGAAGGGGTAATCGTTCCCGTAACGATCAGGTTACCGTCGATGGTGATGTCGCCGTCGATTGTCTGTAGGCCGGTGGGGTTGGTCACCACCGCGTTCGGCGTGTACAGCGGAGTCGAGGGCGGCAGATAGGGCGCCAGGTTGCTCAGGTCGAGCGTGGCGGTGCCCGAGAACTGGTAAGCCGCCGCCTGAATCACATTGCGCTTCGGGTCCAGCACCGAAATCACATAATAGGTGCCCCCGGGGGTAATCACGTCGTTCCCCCATAACGCTATCGTTAGCTCGGTGCCGAGATATTCGATGTCCTGCGACCAGCTGGCCACCTTGCCCATCACCCCAGTGCCGGGAATGCAGGGCAGGAAGCCCCCGAAGTTGGCCAGCCCGATGCGCACATAAGCCGGCTTCTCCGCCGAACCGATCTGCGCCCCGCTGTAATCCAGCAGGTTTACCGTCAATGTGATTTGCGGCGTCAGTGGCATCGCTATCTAGAAAAGGGAACGCACTTCCTGAAGGATTTCCTCTGCCTCATGAAGTCGGCCTGCAGCATAATCGCTGGGATATTTCTTGAAATCGTTTTGTAATTTTTCGACATGTTGCCGCAGCCAATCTGACAATTCCGCTAATTTATCCATCTTTCGCCCCTACTTAAAAAACGCGATCGGCCCCACCTGCGCAATGCGCGGATGATTCGCCTGGTCGCGCACGATGTTCTCCACAAACCACTGCCGCGGCGGCTGGTCGATGAACTGGAAAAACAGCGCATCCGCCACCACCAGCTTGGTGTCGTCGTTGCTGTTGCCCAGGTAAATATCGTCAATGTCGCGCACCAGCATCTGCAACAGCCGGTCCTGCACATCGAGTTTCGGCGCATTCTCCGCCAACTGGGGAGATAAATTATTCCCCGCGAAATCGTTGGCGCTTATGAGCACGCTCTGCCAGCTGCCATCGCCCCAAGCCGCCTTCACCCGGTTGCGGACCACGTAGCAGACCGCCTTCATGCAGTCGAGCGCGCCGGTATGCCGCGCTTTCGAATAAGCAAAAGCCGCCACCTGCGCCCGCTCGAACAGGGAAATCGTCACAGTTTCACCTTCAGTTTCGCCAGAAATTCCAGGTCGTTCGCACTCTTCGCCGCTTCCGGAATCACGTGGATGTTACACGCCTCAATCTGTGCCACCAGCAGCCAGCGCCGGAAAATCCAGTTGCCGGTGCGGCGAAAAAACCAATAGCGAACCAACCCGCTCACCGTGGTGTAATGCTGTACCCGGTCGGCATCAATCTCGGCCATCACCTGCAACTTATTGTCGCGCACAATATAGCGCATCAATTCACCACCCCACGCTCGTTGCGCCATTCCCACAACTGCTGCCGGTACCATGCCGAGGCAGCGCCCGTGCCCAGCGGAAACGCCTGGTGCGCTTCTTTCTCGCTGATTACTCCCAGCCGGACCATCGACAGCAACGCCGTCCTCCAGCCCAGATACTTCGCCGTCGTCGGCACCCCGTATGCGTCGAAGCGCATTATCATCCACTCCGTCGAGCACGGCCACTGCAGCGTGCCTACCTGCTCCAGGCCGCCGTTGCTGTCCGGTTGCCCGGGCAGCAGGATCAGCCGCTTCTGCGCCGGCGCCAGCAGCGCCACCCGCTTCAGGACGGCGTAATTGTTCAGCAGCACCCGCCGCTCCCCGATCACCCGGCACAGCCGGTCCATGAACTGGAACGGAGTCAGAATCAGCCCTACCCGCATCGCCTCGTTATCGCCGCCCAGCCAGCGTCCCTGCCCGTCCCACTGGTTGCCGCAACTGGCCATCTGGTTCATCTCGAACAGCATCTGGCTCTTTTCCACCGCTTCCTGCGATGTCTTGGCCTCGCGCTGCTCCCGCGCCAGCCGCTCCAGCGCCGCCAGCACCCGCGGATGCTGCGCCAGCGCCAGCGAATCGCGCGTGGCCTGCATGTCGATGTCCAGCGGAGAGTCCAGCAGCTGCCCGCGATGCAGTCCCACCGCCAGCACGTCGTCGTCATCCACCTGCGGCACAAACTGCCCGCTGCGGATCTCCTCCGCCGCCTTGGCCACTTCCTTGTCCGCCCAGCTTTCCTTGGGCGCACTCTGGTGCTCCAGCGGGATGTGGATTGCAGGGGCCTCGTTTTTCATGCCTGCTTCCCCTCGAAATGCCGTTCAATTCCAGATCTCGACCGGCGAAAATTCTTGGCAAAATGTTTAATCGCATCGACCAATTCGTCGTCGATCTTATCAAGATTGATTAGGTCGGCCGCTTCCAACTCTTCTACTAAAATATTCCCATAAAATATTCTTAAAGACGCTGCCATCTTCACTGTTCGCCCTCCTCTTTCATTTTGATCCCGCAATCGGCGCACCGCCAAACGTAACCGTTAAATACCGACTTCGGATGATTGCACTCCGACTGCATGCGAGCGTAGCCACGGAAGAGGTTTAGGAATTGAAGGCTGGACGGTTTTTCCGCTGGAACCATCACTGTTCGCCCTCCTCTTTCTTCCCCGACTCCATGCGCTGAATCATCGTTCCCAGCATCGGCCCATAACGCTCCGGCCGCGCCCCACTGTCGATCGCGTAAGTCAGGTAGTTCCCGATCTTCGGATTGGCCGCCACCGCCCGCATCACCTTCTGCCAAGCCTGCCCTGCCGCAAACCCGCCCGCCGCGCCCACTTCCCAGGGCAACCCCGCCTGGTGCGCCACATAGCCGCCCAGCGCCGCCGTGCTCATGTGGGGAACCAGATAACGCACCACCGGTTCCACCGCCGCCCCAAACTTCGCCCGGTTGGCATTGGTGCGGTTCAACTCGGCAATCCGTTCCAGATTGTCCAGCCGCCCCGGCCCCAGTAGCGTGTCCAGTCCTTTCCGCCCCATCTGCCGCTGCAAGCGCTGCAAGCCACTCATCAGCCGGTTACCATCGAAACCGCGGTAGGCGTTCGCCCGGTTGCTCGATCCCGGCAAGCCGCTCCAGCTGGCGTCGAGCGTGTTGCCCACCTCGCGCAGCGCATAACTGCGGCGGAAGGCCATACGCGCCGCCTGAATCTCGGGGGCGCTCAGCTTGCCGTGGCTGTCGTCGATCATCTTCTCGATGGCATCGCGCGCGTCAGTCACCCGCTGCGCTGCCGCCGTCCGGTCGGCCCCGGTCGCCTGCCAGTAGGATTTCTGCGCCTGTTTCAGTTTGTTGTTCGCATCTTTGAAACCGCCCGTCACCTTATCCGCGCGCTGGTAAATCCCCTGCGCCTGCTCTTCCACCAGGTCGGCCGCCCCGGTAAAGTCATGCACGCGGTCTAACTGCTCGCCTACATTAATTTTAGGGGCTGTCTGAATTTCCTCGGAAGCGCCGGTCTTGAGTCGCTGGGCTTCCTTGGCCCAGTCCGACACCGATCCCTCCGGAAGGCTGGCCTTCGCCTGCTGGAAGAATTTATTGTCCGCGTCGGTCGCCGCCTGCGATCCCACCGTCTGCGGCTCCCGCGCGGTATTGATATCGTCGAGCGCCGGGCGCGCCGTCTCCTGCGCCGTCTCGCGATATACTTTTTGCCCCGCCGCCTGCTCCGGCGTGGGCTTAATGTCGGTCGCCCCGCGCGGCACCGGCACCTCCACCCCGCCAATCTTCTCTATCGCTGGAGTTACATAGCGCAGTCCCGCCTTGGCCAGCGCCGCCGCGCCCTCGATGCTGAAGCCGGTTACTCCGGCAATCTTTGCCGCCTCCGCCGCCGCGTCTTCATCCCCGCCAGTCTTCACGTAAGTCTGGCCGCCGGTAATCGCCGCCTGCTTGGCCGCCGAAACGCCCAGGTGCAGCAACTTGGCGATGCGCGGATACCTCTCCAGCATCTGCGCCAATTGCGCCGCGCCTTTCATTCCTTCCACGCCTTTGCCGGCCTTGCCCAGCATTCCCAGCAACTCTTCGCCGCCAAAAAACTCCCCCACGTTCTCGCCGATATTGCCCACTGCCTGTCCCACGCCCTTGGTTTCGAGCAAGCCCTTGGTGCCCCCAAAGTCGCTCTCATCCACGTCGGCATAGCGGCCGCCAATCTTGTTCAACCCATGCCGGATGAGGTTGTCGAGCCCCAGCAGCGAGGTGCCCACGCCCTTGGCGGCGCCGATGGTGGTGTTAGGCAGGAATTGCGCCACATCGTCGATTGCCTGCGCCGCCGGATTGTCGGAAAGCCACTGCGCGGAATGTGACTGCGCCTGCACCATGTTCATGGTGTCAGAGATTTTCTGGTCGTACCCGGCGGGGTTGCCCGACGCGGAAGCGGGCACCGGGTTCCCCGATGCGTCCCAGGCGCTGGGCGCGCCAGCGCTCGGCGCCGCCGGCGGAGCCGCAGGCACCGGAGCGCCACTCGCATCCCACGCCGTTACTGGGGCAGTTGCCATTGTTTTGCGTTCGGGTTCCACACCGCTTGCGCCGGCACCCCAGCCGGCCGCTGCGGAGCCGCCGCCTCGGTCTGCGCCTGCGGCGAATACGATTCTCCGTACCGTTGCTGGATATAACGATTATTGCGCGCCATCTGCTGCTTCGCCCGCCCGAGAATTTCCTTGGCCGTCGCCGCCGCGCCCTTCAAGTTGCCGAGCGTGGCATCCTTGCCGAACTGGCCTTGAGCGGTTTTCAGCTTCAAATCGCTTTCGCCGCCGCCCAGCAGCGGATTGCCAATCAGCGTCCCCATTGCCGTCTGCGTATCGCTCAGCGCCTGATAGAAACGCTTCGCTGCATCGTTTCCCAGGGTGCGCTTCATCCATTGGCCGACGGTATTCACCGGGGCAGTGTCATCGTTCATCCCGGCTTTTTTGGCCAGATCGAGCACTTGATCGAGTTGGCCGGGGATGTCCGGCGTCCCCACCATGCGATCGATGCCGGTCAAAAACGCCTGCGTCTTAGGGGATTCCGCAAATTTCGCTTCCTGCCGAATCAGTTCCGGGCTATAAGGCAGCCCGAAATGCTGCCGTGAATAAGCATCGGCTCCGGCGGTATAGAAATCGGCGCCACGCTGTCCCTTTGAAGTGCGCAGGGGAATGTCTTTGCCGATCAGATAGGTGCCATTGGCCAGACCTTGTTTGATATTTTCATCAACTTTTGCCTGGTCAGCATCTCCCGCCGCTCCGATTGCCCTGGTCTGCGCCGCATCGGCGTCGGCTTTCCCGGCCTCGGCGCGGGCTTTCACGGTATTGGCTTTAGCTTCGCCGGTCTGCGCCTTGCGCAACTCTTCCTGCGCGGCTTTATCCTTGACGTCGGCCTGGTCTTTGTTCCATTTATCGTACTTGGCCAGCGCCGCATTGTTGATGTCGTCCTGCTGCTTATGGGTGGTCGGCGAGGTCAGAGTGCGCGGCACCAGCCGCGGCGCATCGCCGGGCTTCTCCCCGGGCATGAAGTCCATCACCCGCGAGCCTTCCGGAACCAGCTGGTCGTTGATTCCCGGAGTGCGCAGGAAAACGTGGATCCCCTGCCGCTCGCCGTTCTCATCCAACTCCGGCACTAGATGGATATTGCCGCTATACACATTCTTCCAGAAGTCGGGGTCCTGCTGCTGCACCTTGGACAAGTCCAGCGGGTCTTTATAAGTGCCGAGGTCGGCGGAGCCCAAGGCGTGCTCGCGATCGATCTGCTCCTGTGAAAACCTGACATCTTCCTGGGTGGCCTGCACTTTCATGCGCGAGAGCGCGAATTCGCTGGCCGCCACGTCGTGCTGTAGCTTCACGCTGTTGAACTTGTCGAGCGTGGCCTGCCGTACTTGCTGCTGCTGGTCTTTGGTTTGCTGCGCGCGCCGGTCTTGGTCCTGCTGTCCGGCGTTAATCCCTGCCAGCGCCGCGTTGCCCGCGTTGCCGCGCCCGCGCCCCGCCGCCAACCCCGCCGCCGCGCCGTGGGCGACCGTCCCGGCAATGCGCAGCCACTGCTGCCCCTTGGTCGGGTGCTCATGCTGGATGTATTTATTGCCGTCGTTGTCGGTATAGACCTTAGTCGAATCGGTCCCGGCAATGGCATCGCGGATCTGATCGACAATGCCCGCCAGGCCAGTCCGCCGCGAAGGCTGAATCACCACCGGCTGGTCGACCGCAGTAACCGCAGGCGTAACCGCCGGGGCACTAGAAGGCGTATTCGCGGCCGGAGCCGAGCCTACCTCCCCGCCGCCCGCGCCGCCTTGCTCGCCGGTAAAGTTCGGCGGAGCCGCCGGAGGCGGAAGGGGAGGAGTCGCGGTATCGGGAGTCGTTGTTGCCGGATCCATATTTCTAAACTTTCAGCACCCTTTCACAATCTCGACTCGTCCAGGGGAGAAAAACCCTGTACGTCCAACCTTCCCGGCGTGGTCGAAAACAGTCCATTTATTTACTAAATGTTCTATGATCCCGAAATTTCCATTGCCATCGCCGAGCAACTCGCATGGCCTTGTTTCTCGTAATTTACGCAGTTTGGCCAGCATGAACGAGGGAGCATCCGCCTCAGACTTGATCCCCGCTTGCGCGAATTTTGCAACAATCTCCGCGGGGACGTCCTCATCCCCAAGCCTATTGATTTCCCACCACGTCCCCTCTAAGGAGATGTCAGGAGTCGCAGTATCGGGAGTCGCAGTATCGGGAGTCGCAGTTGTCGAATCCATAATTTATTCGTTTTAAGGATGGGGTCCAGCCACCGCTCCGCCAATCGCCCCAGCCGCCCCAATTGCCGCGTTGATCCAGCTATTATCTTCCTCGGCAATCTCATTTGCGGTGGTCGCCGCCGCTGTGCCTGCCCCGGTCGCGCCGCTTTCAAACGCCTCTGGATTGTACTGCCCGCTTACCGCCAGTTCGGCGTTGGTGGCCGACTCGAAATTCTGGTTGCCCTGCGCGTAATCCGACTGCTTGATCTGTAGCTCCTGGCCCGATTCCTGCTCCGCCGCCGAGCCCAGCAACTCACCCTGCAACTCTTCCTGCGCCCCGGTACGCAGCGGGGTATCGCCGCTTTCCGCCGCCTGCTGCTCGTTCAGCACCTTCGAGGCATTGCGGTAGTTGGTGGCGGTGCCTTCGACCGCCTGCGCGTTCAAGGCTTCCAGTTCCTCCGGGGAATAGCCTTCCTGGTTTGGCCCCGCCGCCAGAATCGGGTCATAGACACTCTTCACCGAAGCCAGCAGTCCCTGGTCTTCGCCAAAGGTTTCCGTCGCCTGCTGGGTGGCAGTCTGGTAGAAGGCCGCCTGCTCCCCTTCGAGTTGGGTCTGCTGACTACTCGCGCCGCACATTTTTTTAGTTCCCGATCTTTTTCACCAGCCGTTCGCCACAGCCATTCTGCTGTCCCGCTGCCGTGAAGCCCAGCCGTTTTACCGCAAACCGGACCAGCGCCGGATTTTTGCTGGTGAAGAATACCTCAGTTACCCGTCGCGACACCAGCGCTCTTTCTATCCACAGCAACCCCAGCCGCAAACCGCGCATCACCCGCGCCCGCCGCACCGCCTCTTCCGCCCGCCCCGCCAGCGGCGGCGAGAACTGGATATGCAACTCCGCCGCATCCGGATTGGCCACCAGTTTGCCGCCGTGAGAGTCGGGCTTTACCGCATAGCACACCCGTGCCATCTTGAAGAAAAACAGCGCCCCCAGCCGGTCTTCGAGCAGGTAACACTCCACCCCGGCGCCCTTTTCGAACCAGAAGGCATAGCCGGTCGAGTCGCGATGGTACGGATCGGCCAGCGTCCAGTCCCGCGCCATCACCGCATGCCGCAGCGGGTCGGCGGAGCGCAAGGTGAAACCGTTGAACATGAAGTTCGCCATGACTTATAAAATCGGCCCGGTTGCGCGCGGATGGTAGAGGTGACTAATATCTTTAGTTTCAACCTTGTCCTCGCGAATCATCTCCCGCAACCCGACCGTGTCCACTTTCAATTGCTTCGCCACCCGCCAGAAAGTGTTGCGGTGCTGCTCCGCCTGCCGGGCGGCGCAGCTGATATTGCCACGGTTCGCGGCCAGGAATTGCACAATCAAGGCCGCCTTGAATGTGGCGATGGCTTCGTTCATGTCGTAGCCGCCCTCCACGCACGTTTTCGCCAAATTATCAAACGCCGGTTCCTGCATCTTCGCCCTCCAAATTTACGCTGGCGCGGACTATACCACCGCAATCCGCCGCGTCGGAAAATTTCTCGTGCCCCCATAAAACTGCCGGGTAATGCCGTCCACGTCGGTCGAGATCGAGGGCAGCGAACTGATCATCACCTGACTGCGCCGCAGGTTGGGAGCCTCGATCGGCGGATGCTGGATCAAGGGCGCAGCCGCCGCCGCCGGCGCCGGACGGTAACGCTCTTTGTCCAGCACAATCGCGCTATTTCTCAGACTGGGCATGGGGCACCTCCTTCGTCGGCACGTCCACCTCCGCCACTTCCGCCGACAGCGCCCCGCCGCAGGTGCAGCACTTGCCAATCGGGGACTCCGGCCCCGGCGGGTAGATATAGAACTTCGAACTGCCGTCGAGCAGCCCCGCCAGCATTTGCGCATACTCCAGGCCTAACGCCAGCGATACACGCAGGATCTTGCCATGCTTCAGCGGATGGTTCGCGCAGCGCACGGTGATGCGAATTTCTGTTTGCTTTTTCGCCATCAGAATAACCCCATCTGTTTCGCCGGCGGCTTCTGCTCGCCCTTGGCGTCATGCTCTTTTTCGAGCCGCGTCATGCACTCCAGGCACGGCCCCTTGCGCCCACCGTCGATGCGGTGCGCCGTCTCTTTCCCGCACTTGCCGCAGTGGAACGGCGCCTGCACCGTGTTCTTGGTGAAGTGGTGCGTCATTGCTGTTTCCTTTCCGCGTGTTTCGCCCCGTAAATGCTAAATTTCAGCAACTCATCCGCCGTCGCCTGGGTGCCATAGTCGATCTTCAGCTGGAAGTTGTCGCACTTCGGCGTGATCGAATTCTGCAGCGCCACATAACGGTCGCTGTACAGGGTCTGCGATTCTTCCAACTCCGGCGGATCGGTGCCGGTAATCTCCAACTCATCGAACGGCACCGTCGCCGTTGCCGCAATTTCGCCCAGCAGCAGGCTCACCTTGGGGCGCGTGCCGCCATACGCCGTGCTCTTCAGCCCAATGTGCGCGATCTCGGCAATCTCGCCCGATTCGCACAACACCACATTGCCGCGCACGTCCCAGCTGGGGTAGGCCACCGCCGCCCCGCTCGCCCAGTCGGTATTCACCGTCAAATCGCGATACAAAATCGGGCCACTCGCGGCCGGGCCAATCAGCAGCTGAAACACTCCCGGCGAAGTCTCGACCGACTGCACCGCGCTGGTGCCGCCCACAATCGCGCGCCGCGGGCTCCATACGTAACCGCTCTCGGGGCTCGCAATCGGCGACAGCCGGAACCAGCCCACCGCGCCATCGGCCACGTAAATCGCGGTGTCCCCCGATCCCGCCTCATGCCAGGTCACAAACCCGGAACCGGGCGAATAGAGCGCCTGCGAAATCCCGCCGGTCGTCACCTTGGCGAACTGGTCGCCGATCGGGAAACCCTGCTCCACATACCCGGCACTCGGGTCGAACGACACAAACTTGCCGGTCGAGGTGAACATGTAGAAGGTCGAGCCAATCACCTCCCCCTCGTCGTAACTCAGAATCCCCACCCGCGCCATGTAGATCGTCGGCGGCAGGAACGGGCTCGCCTGGGTGCCGCTGCCAAAAATGGCGTACACGTTCGCGGTGCCGAAAATAAACAGCGTCGGGCCCTGGTTGGTCACCCCCGAGTAGAGCCGGATGGGCTGCTCCTCGAAGGGCGCAAAGTTTAATGGCGGGAAAGCCGAATTGCCGTTCGCCCCCGCCGGTTGCACGTCCGGCCCCGCGCTCCACACCACCAGGTTGCCGCTGATGCCGAATACCCGCCCCAGGTGGTACACCGGCGCTACCATTCCCGCCGGTGGCGGGTCGGCTTCATGGTTCACCGGCGCCAGGCTGAAGGAATTCAACTGCGTATCGAGCGCCGCGTCTTCTATGGTCGCGGTTACATTGGGGAAGGGGGAATTGGGCAGTTCCAGTAAGGTGTCGTCGGGGCCGCCATCGACGGTGCGGAAGACGCGAATCTGGTTGACCTGCGGGTCTAACGAAGCGGTTACATCGACATCGACGTGGTCCACGTTAGAGAAATCGCCGGTTGAGAGCGACGGCGGCGAGGCGGTCGAGCAACTCTGGTCGGCCGAGTTGCCGTAGCACTGCACGTAAATCCAGCCGCCCTGCGAAGTAGTCAGCGTGCCGCTGCCGGTAGGGGTAACGCTCGGGCCGGCCATGCCGTAAATCGTAACTCTTACGTTACGAACGCTGTAAACTCCAGCCCCCCCGAAAGCTCCCGCCACCGCCGCGACCGCCACCCCGAAGGTCGCGGAATTGACGCTGGCCGCGTCCCAGGCAGTACCCCACAACTCCGCCGATCCGCCAAAACTTAAGGCCGCCGCCGCGGCTCCGGCGGTGCGCACGGTCAGCGCATAGCCTACCGGGGTGCCGTTTTTCAGTAACTGCACCTTGAAGATATCTCCCGCGCCCGGCGCGATGCTGTCGATGTCCACCTGAATGCCGGAGATTATTTCAGTCGCGCCCACCGCGAAAGGGTAGGCCGCGCACAAGACGCTCTGCGTAGTCCCGTCCGCGCCCGCGATGCTGGCGGTCGCATAGGAAGTCGGCGAAGCCACATTGCCGGGATTGGTCCAGGCCACGCCGGTGCCCCCGGCATTCGCGCCACTGCCCGCTATGCTCGGCCCAAAGGCATTTTCGCCGCTGCCCGTAGGCTGCCAGTTGGCCGTGCCCCAGCCCATCGCGCCGTTCAGGTACTTCACCAGGTCGAGGCCATCGGCAATGTACATAATGCCGCTCAGGCCCACAAAACGCGCCTTGCCCGCGCCCGCGCTCTTGCTGAACACGGTAGTTTTGCCGCCCGCGCTGGCATCGTAGATGTTGCCGTCCTGGCAATCGGCGATGGTGCGGATGACTTCGGCGGCGCCCTGAATGTACTTGAAGGCAAAATAAGAATTCACCGGCCCGAAGGTGCTGGCGTTCCACACCGAAGATCCCGGCGCCCGCGCGTCGGTCAGCCGCGAGGTGATTTCCCGGTTCAGGCCATCGATCAGCGAATCGAAGCGGCTGGCGGAATAAAACTTGCCAACGATATAAGGGACATCGGCATCGCGCAGGGGCGAGCGCTGCGTCCACAACCCGGTCATGGCGCGGTCCATCGAAAGCGTAGCGTACTCGCTCGGCTCCGATACCGCCCCCGCCGCTGTCAACGGATTCGCCATGATCTACCGCCCTTTCTGGGACTCAAACTTGCTGTTCGAATAGGTGCCACACGAATCCGCCGTCGAAGGCCGTGCCGACATATTCCGAGAATTTCGGAATTTCATAACCAGTGCCGATCACGGAAAATGAGCGGCTCACTTTCTTGCGCGCCGGATCAACGATTGCCCAAAAACACAGCACTCCGCCCTGCATTGCCACAGTTACAATCTTCGCTTCTTTCGAAATCAAGAATGTCCCGGTACCGCCTTCTCCGAGCAATGAATATTTCCAGATTTGCATGATCTACTTCTCCTCCTGGGGAGTCTCAGTGGGGCGAGCGGTGCGATAATCTATCCACGCGAGTTCTCTCGTTTTCCCTACTCCAAGACACGCCTCCCATTTATCGTCTCGGTCAACCCTCTGAAAGACGCCGAAGCCGCTTCCATCCTCCAAACGGCGACAATAAACTGAATGTTTCATTGCCCCTCTCCGCTTGTATCGCGGATCGGACGTTTTTCGTGTAGCGAATCTCCGGTTACTTCTACTCCACATTTCATTTGCTCGCGTGCAATCCAGCCACGTGCGGCCCAAATACTTTCTCGACGACCGCCGCCAGCAAGCATGAATTGACCGTGTTTCTCCCACCAAATTCGGAACGGATGGTCGGTATCGTCGAATTCTTCGAATCGTGTAATCTCTGCTTTCTGTGGCTGTCCTTCAGGTAGGACGGCATCAGGCATCCCATCAATTAAGTAGCGAACCATTGCTTCAGCTTGCGTAGCGTCGAACAGGTTAGTTCCCACCGGCTCATGCTTCATCGGGTACGCCGTATGCTCGTTGAAGTTAGGCTTGAAGCTGATTCCAGCATCCGGATTGAAATTTTCAGGCAGCCTCCACTGAAGGAACCGAGCCACCATGTAGCTGATTTGTTTGTCGGTCATGTTTTTCTCCAATGGCGCTGGTTCGGGTAGGACGGGAGCGGACGGTGGAGCGGGAAGGGCAAGGATTTCGGCAACTTTAGCTGTGTATCGCCGGAACATCTCCCCATCCATTGATGGCATGAGTGTTTGGACGATTTCGTCGGCCTTCTTCTCATTCTGTTGCCGCCCTGCTTCTGCTAGGGAGACAAGATGAAGAGATTCGCCGAAAGTGAGCCACTGTCCGGCTTTAATCTTCGCCTTGATTTTCTGTAGGAACTCTACGTCAGTCTCAATTTTTTCCATTTCGCCCTCGCAATAGCACCATAATAGCACTACTTGCCGCGTCCCGCAATGCCCGCGTTCACCATCGCGGAACTGCGCGTCAGCGTCCCCGCCAGATTCATCCAGTTGCCGACAAAAATGTTGCGCTCCTGGTCGCTCAACCCATCCTGCGCCCCCAGCAGCCGGCTGATAAAGTACTGCTCGAAAATCGGGAAGCGGCTGTCATTCACCAGTAGGCTCGCCAGGCACAAAAACCCATACTGATAAACATACTCGAACTCATCCGCCACCGGCCCCCAGGTCGCCGCCGGCGATGTCAGCAGCACCGCCTTTTTCTGGTAATCGCAATACACCGTGTAATCCTGGTCGGGAGTGTGGTCCAGCCGAAAGGTTATTCCGCCGGCATTGTCGTCGAACTCGACCGCCAGCTTAGTTGGACGCAACTTGTTGCCATCGACCGGCAACGCCACCGCGCCCTCCATCGGGTGGACGCCGCCACTCCCATCCTTCAGCCACTGCGTTTCCAGCCAGCCAAAATCGTTGAGCGTCTGCACGTAATCGGTTGAGGCATCAGTCACCGCGAAGCTGGCATTCACCCGGTTGAAGCGCCAGCGCATGGGGGGCCCCAGCATCGTCTGCAACACAATGTTCGCCGCCGTCAGCGCCGGTTCCATGTTGTTGATCAGCAAGGGCTGGTTCTTGATGAAGGAGGCGACAAAGTTAATCGAGTTTTGCAGCGTTAATGTGGTCGCCATAGGCTATATTTCAACAAGCGATTGGAGCCAGTTTTCGACATCTTCAAGGGAAACCGTGATTAAGTTGGCCATCTTTACCATCAGGTCTGGCTCTCTCAGGCCTGGAATGTAAACAGCGGTTGGTTTCCCGGCGCCTACCGACCAACCCATTTCCATACTCGCTGAGGGTCCACAAGGCATCACCATCACAGTGGCGTCCGCCCACCTCAAAGCATCCATGTCGCGCTTAAATCCACGTTCGGCGCATTGATGGCTAAGCCCTTCCACGTAGCGACTCGGCGACCAACTAAGCCAAGAGACATCAACCTCTCGCCATGAAAATCCTTCGCCTCGAAAGTCGTAAACTTCATGCCCAATCTTTCGCAGCCTTGTTACAACCGCCTGCTGGAATTCATTGCGCCAAGAGCTTGCTACGTATATTTTCATTAAATTTTAAGCCACTCTATAAAATTTAGTACGGTTGGCTTGGGTCTTGCGGGTTGCGCTGCCAGCCATAGACGTTCTCGACCGGCTGCGATACCGGCAGCAGCGCATAGGCGTCAGCCTCGCGGTCGCCCTGTTTCTTTACGTCGTCCATGCTCTTCAGCCACGCCATATGCGCATCCTCGAAGCGCGCCCGGTCGCCCGGATTAGGGCTGGCCTGCAGGCAGTACGCCTCAAAGCCGCGCTTGAAGTATTGCGAGTAGTCATTGGGGATGGGGTCAAGCGTGGTCTGCAAGGTCAGGAAGCGCACCGCCTGTTTCTGGTAATACGGAATCATCTTCCACACCGGCCCCGCCGCCCCCGGCAGGGGATTCACCCGGAAGCCCTGCGACTCTTCCGCCACCACTGTCCAAGTCACGGTGCCATCGGTCACCGTCACCCCTTCGGCCGCATTCGCCGCCGCCAGCGGGGCCACGCTGCCAGTCGTCCCAAAGCCGGTCACAATCAGCAGGTTGCCGTTCTGGTCGATCATGCTCATCAGCGGGTTCTGCACCACCAGCGCTGCCAGCAGCGGGGAATAAGTCACTCCCGGCCCCGGCCAGATGCCGTAGCTCAACTGGCTGTTATACATCCAGCAGATTTCCGATACCGGAGTCCACGGCGTTGAAGCCCGGCTCAACTGGCGGCGGCAGGTAATCCCCTTCAGGGGTTTGGGGATGGCGGTATTATTGATGTCCACCCGGTCGCAGTCTTCCAGCCACCCCAGGTTGGTAATCCCCAGCTGCGGATAGTCCTGCTGAAAGCTGTTGGTATAGAAAGGCGCGGCCGTGACCCGGTTCCACTTCCAGTTAAAGCGCTCGGCAACGAGGTCGGCCATCACGTCGCAGGCCAGTTCAAGCGCCAGCGCCGGACCATAGCTGCCGGTCACCTGAGTGGGGTTGGGAATGCCCTTGGCGACCACGTAATCGACCACGTTCTGCAAGGTGATCGTCGAATTTCCCATCGCCAGCCTCCTAGACAACTTCAAGCTGCACGCGGCGCAGATGTCAGCCAACATCCGCGCCCGCGTGCTCGCCGTACACCCGCCGAGGGCGATCAGCGGATAGGCAACTCAGTACTGAATGACCCGCCAGTAGGATGGCTTGCCCGCTGGCTTCCGTTATCGAGCAGAGGTTCCGGCCCGACCGGTATCTATACGTTGCCTTGCCGAAGGCCACTCAGTAAAACGTTATAACCCGTCATGCTCGCGGATCCCGTGCTTGTCGAGCAGCGCCTCGAGGGTGGCGATGCGCGCTTCGAGTGGTGCGGTCAACTTCTCGCGCAATTGCTCGACCACCCATTCCGGAACCGGCGGGCGGTCTTCAGGGACAGCCTTACTTCCGGTTCTTGTCCCGGCTCGCAATCCCGCCGAGTCCTCATAGTTCCCGCTGTTCTTAGGCCCATCTCCGCCTGCGCCTGTTTCGGCTCGCACGCCCCCGCTCAACCGACGACCCGCGGCTTGTATTGGCCCCAACTCATCGTCGGTATTCTCGAGATTGGCTTGCCGATCAATCGGCACCGCAACTGCCGCTCCCAACTGCCCCTGCAACGCGCCTGCTGGCTCTTTAACTTTTTCGTTATCGTCCACTTTCCACCTCCGGAAAAATTTCAATTAGTACACCACGCCATGGTCCCACTCGCTCCCGTTCCCATCCTGCCCCAGCAGCTTCAGGCAGCCATGCGGCGCGGCGTTGGTCGGCAAAATAAAACTGAAGGTCGTGCCCAGCGCCACCGGCGAGGGCGGCGCTAACGTTCCAGTTACAACACAGCCGCCGCCGCGCGTGGTGTAGGGCGCGGTCGAGCCGCCATAATTCACCCACACCGCCATCGGCTTCAAGGTGGTAAAGCTGAGGTTAAGCTGGCCGGAAGAGTTGGCCGCGACCGTAATCCCGGCATAGGGATAATCGGCCTGCGATTGCCCCAGCTTCAGCGCCAGCGCCGCCTGTTGCGCAACTGCTTCGATGGTGGTATTCGACGCGTTGATCTGGCCGCCCATGGTGCCGATGGTGCCCTGCTGCTGGTCGAGTTGCGTCTGCTCGGCCGTCTGCTGGGTGGTGAGCGCGGCCAGTTGCTGGTCGGTGTAAGCCTGGCTATCGGCTTCAAGGGTGGCAGTCTTGGTGAAGCTGTCAATGATCGAGGCTTGCAGCGCGGCTTTGTCGTTCGCGATCTGGTCGGAAGTTACCGGGGGCGCCGTCTGGCGGGCAAAAACTTTTTCTAGGTGGAATTTATTGCCCAGGTAGCACAAGCAGCCGCCCAGCAAGATCAAATACACAGCCGCTTCGATAATGTCATTTTTATTCTTCACTTCGTTTCGCCCTCAGAAGCAGTAGTAGTTGCCGGTGGAAACTGTCGAAAGCCGCCTATCTATCGAACTTTTACCATCTTACAACCTCCCGTCCTGTGCGTGGACTTGCGGAAATCAGGGGCAAGGCTGAGGAATTTCACCTTCCGGCATACCCTGCGGAAGTTTCTTCCTCAGCCTCCACCCCCGACTCACAACCTCTTCCACAGCTTTTCAGTTAACGATCTCCACCGTCAACTGCCGCAACTGCGCGCTCGAAATCGCCGAGTTCGCCGCAATCGTCACCGTCAGTGTTTCGGCGATGGTCAGGTCAATCGCGCTCGAAGCCGCCGTGCCGGTATCCAGATACATCGCCGCCGCCGCCGCCGGAGTGTTGGCGCTGATGTTGGCGATAACCTTCCCATGTCCCTCGAACTTGCCGCTGCTGCCGGTGGTGGTCACCGTCAAGGTGAACACGAACTGCACCGGCATGTTGGTGCTGGCGGTCGAACTGAAGGCCGCCGCGGTAATCGTGCACAGCGTCACCGCTCCCAGCTTCACCGCAATCGTCATCGCCGGCGTGGTGGTGCCGGGAGTGGTGTAAATCAAAAAGCCGCAAATGCGCAGCGTACGCAGCAGCTTGTTGAGCGCCCCGGCGGGTATGCTCTTGCTGAGCAGGTTCTGCGCCGTGGTAATCGTGGTCAGCGCCGTCGGCGCCCCTTCCACCAGCAACGCCGACATCAGCGCCTGCGCCAGCCCCCCATTGCCCACCGCCTCGACAATGTTGTTCTGGTTATCGAAGACCAGCGCCCCGATGTTGGTGTTGTCGCCATTCGCCGTCGCCGGCCCTTCGGTAATCTGCGCAAACGGTCCTGACATGATCCTCGCCTTCTCTCTGGTGCTATTCTAGCACCGCTGTCAAAATTTTACACCCGCTCCGGAATGAACGGTACGCCCTCTTCGTTCTTGAAGGCAAAGGTCGGCCCCATGATCACGTTGTCGGGGGCGCCCGCTTCCTCGCTCAACTTCAGCAGGTCATTAAATTTTTGGAGATCGGCCTTGTATTGCTTCGGGTCGGCCTTCCTCAACTTCTGCGTCGGCGGATACAATTTCATCCGGCAGCGCGAGCACTGTAACAGAATCGTTACACCGTCCGGCATCACCGCGCGCGTGATCAGCGAGAACGAATTGCTGCCGCCGCCGTGCAGGATGTTCTTCGGGTAGCCGCCCGATTTGTGGTAGCACTGCGCCACCATCGATTGCTCCGCCGCCGCAATCCCGGCCAGTTGCGCCTGCCGCATCTTGTTGTTGCGGTGGCGTTGCTCCTCGCGCTGCTCGTATTCCTCGTTCGAGCGCTTCGCCTGTGCCAGTTGCAGCCGCTTGGTCTGCAACTCCACTTCGAGAATTTCTTCCTGTACCGATTTGGTTACAACGTCGTTTTCCTGCGCTTTCGCCATCGCCTGAACCTCCGCCTTGAATCCTCGAAAGTTACCTTCTGGGGTGTTGGTTTACACCCCAGAAGTAAAGCGCCTACTTTAAGTTTAAGTCGTCTGCGGCACCGCGTCGAAGCAGCGCGCGCGGCTGGTGGTGTCGGGTGGAACCCCGAAAGCCAGAATCGCGTTGTAGCTGGTGCCCGCGCCAATCAGTCCCGCCGGGTCGGCCTGGCTGCCCGGCTTGTACTCGCCGCGCCACAGTTTCATGTTCTTGTACTTGCCGTCGTCGATCTCCGTCCGGTCGGGCCGGTCCAGCTTGATCGCGATAATCGCGTCCTTGCCGGCCAGGTACGTCCGCACCGCCGTCGAGCTCCCGCCCTGATAGCTGGCGGTCTGTGTGCAGTTGGTCGAGGTCATCCAGCGGCAGCCGAACATGTCGAAGTAGCCCAGTTCGTCGCCGTCCGGTCCGTTCGGCAATTCTTCCAGCTTCATCATCCCTTCCGGGGTGTGTTTCAGGATATCGACAATCGAGTTGTTCGAATTGTCGAGCGCCATGATGTCGCCACCGAAGAAGGGGTGAATCTTGCCATAGTAGTAGCCGCCGCTCATGGCCAGCACGTTCTGCCCCATCAACGAGAACGGCGCCTGCTCGATCTGCTGCTTGGTCAGCTGGTAGTTGCCCATGGTCACGTCCTGGTTCCCCGTCTTCGAATCCAGCGTGCGCAGGTAATCGAAGTAGGCCATCACCAGGTCATCGACGGTCAGCGCCAGCCGATAAGCCATTTCCCGCTCGTAATTCATCAAGTCGTCGGAAATCGAGGTCACGAACGACTTGTCGGCAATGTTCAGGAAGTCGGCCCACTGGCCCAGCTGGTAGTCCTGGTAGTTGATGCTTACCGAGATCCCGCTGCCCACCGTGCCTTCCGTCGCCTGCGTGGTATTCGCCGGCAGCGGCTGGATCATGAAGTTGCGCCATACCTGTCCGGCCTTCATCGGCATGCTCTCGCGCGTGCACATGCGCAGCATCACCGTCTTGGCCTTCAGGTTCTCGATAAAGTTGCGATTGTAGTGGGTAGTCAGCGCCGCCTGTGGCGTGTTCCCGCTTAGCATCGAAGTCGGCGAAATGCCGTCGTTCAAAATCGACGCCATCGCCTGCATCGATCCCGCGTGCATCAGTAACAACAGCGTTACACCGGCGGCCGCCCCGGCGCCCATGGCCAGGTCGAGCACCGGCTTGAGCACAAAGCGCGTCATCAGCGCCAGCTGCACCAGCGGCCAGAGCACGTAACTCACCAGCGTCAAAGAAATTTTCTGGATGCGGTTCCAATCCAACATCGAATCTTCTCCCGGCGCGCGCCTACGACGCGGCCTGTTGGGCATAGGCATTGACCAGTTCCTTGAATCCGGCTTCGGTTTCGAATTTCTCCCGAAAGACCTTGGAGTTCATGGCGTCAATCTCCGCCCGCGTGTACTTCGGCTTCGTTTTCGCCGGCGGCTGCACGGGCGCGCGCAAAGCGCTCGACCGGTAGCTGGTGGCGGCTCGTGGCCTCTCGACACGGTTCTCCGGATTTCCATCCGGGGCGCTGGGAGGGGTAATAGGTTCCGGGGCGCTGGCTTCGAACAGCATGTTCTGGGCCAGTAGTTCGGTAAAGCATTCATCGAGCACGGCGGCGGTGATGTTCGGGAAACCGGCCTTCATCGTCGCCCGGTCCAGCAGCATCCGCTGGTTGCGCTCGTCATCGGGAAACTCCGGATGCCGCCGCTCCCATTCCTGGGCGAGGTTGGCCACCCGGCGCGTATCCCGGTTGAACTTTTCCTGGTCAAGGTCGAAGCCATTGACCTTCAGCAGCGTCTTCAGCGCCTCCGGCGCCTTGGCCGGGTTCGACAGGTCGGCCGTCGCCTGCATCTGCTCATCGGCGGTAACCGTTGTAACGCGAGCAGTAGCTACCGCCCGCGTTACAGCCGGCGCTGCCGCGGTTGGGGGGGTGTTCCGTTGGCGCGAAATCGTTTGCTGGGCGGTTTCCGCCGTCCTGGCGACCTTTTCCAGCACCTCGTCCTTGGTCCAGCCATAGGTGCGGATGGGGTTGGTGCCGTCCTCGGGGTCAATCACCAGGCAGAACTTGGTGCCGCGCCCGTCGATCTCTTTGTTGTCCCAGTAACGCGCCATTTAAGTTCGACTCGCTTTCAGCTTTCCCACTTCCTCGGCCGCCGCTTCCAGCAAATTCGTGCGCACCCGCTTGCCCATCGCCACGTACGCCCAGCCCTGCGCCAATCCATCGCGGTTCCCCAGCGGATCGTCCTCGCTGAGCAGCCTCATCGCCGTTTCCTGCCGCGCAATCAGGCGGTCCAGCACCCGCAACACCACCCGCCATCCCGGCTCAAACAGCAGCCGCCGCAGGTGCTCGCGGTCCACGTCGGTTAGATCGCGGACATCGGCAAAGGCCCCGCTCGAGATTGCCTGCTCCACCACCTGCTCAACTTCCGGCTCGCCCGCGGCCAGCGCCGCTAACGCTTCCGTTAGAGGCTCGTTGCGCAGGTACTTCGCAAAGTCCATCCCCGGCATTCGTGGTGGAACGGAGGCGCGGGGGTCCTGCTCCGCGCCTCCTTGGTTCTCCGCGTTGGGTACGTCACTCGTCATCACAGGGGTGTTGATTATGGCGAACCTTACCACTACTGCAACGGGAGTTGCAACCAAAAACCTCAATATGATAGAATCTTTTTCTCAAATCCAACCGACTTTAAGCAATGGGTTCTTAGTCGGTGAACCGTGAAAGGAATTTCTGATGATGTATGGCAACCTCTTTGCAATCGCCGTTAAAGTCGGCGGGAAAATCCTGCGCGAATCGAGCGAAACTGTAACCCTTCCGTTTGGCTCTGAATATTCCATCCTGCTAAAAAATATCAACTCTGTGCGCGTTCAAGCCAAAGTCACTGTCAACGGCACCGATGCCGCTGATGGTTGGATTGTGGTCGCACCGAATTCGTCTCTCGATTTTGAACGGTTTGTCAGCAATGGCAACTTTAATTCCGGGAATCGTTTCAAGTTTATCGAGCGGACGGCAGAGATCGAGGCGCACCGGGGCATAGATTCAGATGATGGATTGGTGCGAGTCGAGTATAAATTCGAGGTCACAAGGCCAGCGGTTCGTTATTGCGACGTACCAATTCCGCGCCCATGCCCTTATCATCGCCCTCCGGTGCGCAAGCTGATGCATTCCGCTCGCTCGATGGGCCCGCAAGCTAGTGCAGGAATTTCGCAACAGCGGCGATTTAACGATGCTGGGATTACAGTCGCTGGCAGTAAGTCCAACCAGAAGTTCGTTGCAGTTGGTTGGTTTGAGACTGAAGCGCAAAGCTATGTCCTCGTTCTAAAGCTTCGCGGGGTCATCGCCGGAAAGCAGGTCCAATTCCCGATCACCGTCGACCACAAACCACAATGTTCGACTTGCGGTAAAACCAACAAAGCAGGAAATCAGTTCTGTTGCGGTTGTGGCGCAAGCCTGATTCTGTTTTGACAGTCGCCTTACCACTACTGCAACGTGTCGGGCAAGCCATTTTTCAGCGCATCCACGTCGGCGGCGCGTTCCACCAGTCCCGCCGCGCGCTCCAGCGGCACCCCATCGGCGGCGTGCTGCATTACCACCTCGGCCGCCTTGTTGCCCAGGTCTACCTGCCCTTGCGTCTGGATTTCCCGCAACTTGTTCGCTCCCTTGGCCTGCTCCTGCGCCACCACCGCCTTCACCCGTTGCATGCCCGGGTTCATCTGCCCCAGCATCTGCTTTTCCTCGGGAGTCAGGGGGCGGATAATGTCCGGCTGCTGCGTCAACTCCGCCACCTGCATGAACAGATCGACGATCACCGCAAAGTCAATCGTCTCCCCGCGCTGGTGCAGGTATTCGAGCAGTTGCGGCTGCTGCACCATCTGCAGGAACAGCGGAATCAGCTGCTGGATGCCGGCCCGCGCCGCCAGTTTTGCCCCCGCCAGCACTTCCACTTCGAACTGCGCGTCCAGAAACTGGTCCTGCGCAATCGCCGATTCAATCACCGCCGCGTGCTTCTCCGAAAGCATCTCGCGAATTTCCTTGAGCGGCATCTTCAGCTTCACCATGCGCACCAGGAACTGGATCACCGGCACAATCACGCCCTCGGCCATGGCGTCAATCGGGTCGGCCACGTTCTGGTCGCTCGCCGCTCCCACCCGGTTTACCCCGGTCGCGGTGCGCGCCACGCTCGAGCCCGGGCCGCCAATGTTGCCCTGCTGCATCTGCGGGCTGGCGCCGCTGATGTCCTCGCCGCTTTTCTGGGAATATTCCAGCATGCTCCAGGCGTCTTTCGGCACCTGCGGCATTTCCATGAAGCCCACGCCCTTGCGCACGTCGTCGGAATCCACCTGCCAGAAGCCGCCCAGCCGCGCCAGCACGTTCTGCGTCGGCGAATTGATGCCGCGGCCCACCAGCAGCGGCGCGTTCATCGGGTAGGCAATCATCTTCAGGCATTCGTTGATCACGCCCTGGTTAATGCGCTGGTCGGCCCCGTTGATCTTGCCGATGCCCATGCCATAGCCGGAATTGTCGATGTTCCACCAGTTGGCGGAAAAGTGCAGCAGGCTCTCGTAATCGTGCTCTTCATTGCGGATGGTCAGCATCCGCCCGTCATAGCACAGCACCGTCTTCACCGTGCGCATGTCCCACTGCTCCAGCAGCAGCAGCGGCTGCTCCAGCGGCGAAGCGTCGGTCTGCCGGTTACGCCCTTCGGCATGGGCCGCCATGCTGCCCTGCGAAGTCATGGTGTCCTCAACCGACGATCCGGTAGGCGCCGAGCCCGCCTGCCGATTGAAGAAAAATGCTTTCAGAATCTCTTCCTTGGGGATGTTCTGGTAGCAGTCGAGCTTGCGCATCTCCTGCAAGTCGGCGAAGTTCACATAATCAACATCGATGCAGTACCCCGCACTCTCATCGGGAGCGTTCGGAGTACACCACTTCGGGTCAAACAGCGTCGTGCCGATGCGGCGATACTCGTAAAACGGCCAGCTTTCGGTGACTGTGGTTTCGACCGTCTCAAACTCGTCGCTCTCTTTGGTCGGAATCTCTTTCGGCGCCCCCATCGGCATTTCCGCCCTGATGGGCTGCTGCTTGCGCTTGCGCGTCTTTTTGGTGACGGTGCGCTCTTCCCATCCCGCCTTGCCGATCCCCGTCCCCTGCAACACCTGGCAATCGATCTGCAATCCGGCGTGGTACTTGAACTTCATCCGCTTCAGCAACTTGCCGATCAGGTCGCTCCACGCATCCACCTCCACCTGCGTCGTCTTCCCGCTCGGTCGCAGAAAAAACGGATACTGCTCGGCAAACAACCCGCGCTTCACCGCCCGCGCCAGCGTGGTCTTGAACTTTGCCACCAGAAAGCGCGGCACCCGCGTCGGCCGCCCTTGCTGCACCCGGATAAAGCGGTCCGGCGTCGGCGACTGGTAGAGGATGTCCGCTTCCTGCCAGTCCAGCAGCCACGCGTTATTTTCAACGTAGTTGCGCGCCTGCTGGTAGTTCTGCCACACCAGCGTAGCCACCGCGTCGGCGGTATAAACCGGCGCGGCAACGTTGCCTTCGGCAGTCTCGACCTGCACAGCACGGATGGGCAGCGAGATATATTGACCAACCGGCATCACCCCGGCAGTTTCTTCAGGCATGCGCGACCTCGGGTAACTTATACGTTCTCGCGATGTGGCTGGCCAGCGTAAAGGGAATTTTGGCGATCATGGCGGAAGCCGCCTTGCGGGCGGGCGTTCCACTGCTCGTTACTCGCGAAATCTTTCCCTCGCCAGCGAACCATTCCCGTCCTGAGCCGCGCTGCTTGACCCCTTCCATCACCGCAACCGATTTAGCGTGCCCGTGAAAGTTCCTCGTCCCGTCCGCCCGATGTATAACGCCAGCTTTCATCACTGGCCTCCCGAACGTGATCGGCATCAGCGCCGGCACATCTCCCCACAGGTAGTAACTCCCAAAGTGCCACTTCGCCCGACCGACCCATTTCTGCGCGCCTCTGACGTTCTCTACGATCAGCGGAATGTACCTTCCCGCCGCTTCCGAGGCTTCCCGCTGAATCCGAAAGCACGCCTCGAACAGAGTATTGTCCGGAGGCGGTAGAGCCTTGGCGCGCGCCCACGGCATAGCCCGGTAGCTGTACGCCTGACACGGCGGACTCGCCACAATCACCGCCGCGTTCCTGAACTGCGAGCCGTACAAGGTGGTCACGTCCTGCAACACCAGTTGCCCCGGATAGCCGCCGCTCCCGTAATCGTGCCGCTCAACGTCGAACCCAATCACGCGAAAGCCTTCTGCCAGCAGCCCTTCGGCCCAGCCGCCCAGCCCGCAGAACAGGTCGATTGCCAGGGAGTCAGCCATCCAGCCCTCCCAGAATGTCGGTCAACCCGAACGTCTGTACCGCTTCCATCGCCATGCGCTGCGCCGCTTCCGCCTGCTGCTGTTTCTCTTCGAGCTCATAGCCGCCGCCCGCGCCGCCAAACACAAACTGCGCGTAAATTTCATGCCGCCGCCGGATCTGCATTTCCCGCTCTTCCTCTTCCATCTCCGCCCGGAACAGGCTCATCGGCACTTTGGCCGCCATGCGGCTCAGGCAGTCCACCAGCCCGTTTTCTTCCACCAGCCCGAAATGTAGGAGTTGCCTCCTTAATTCCGCCGCCCGCCCAGTGCCCGTCGATATCCAGATGCGCCCCGCGCGCGCCTGCGGCTCCAGCGAGCGCATCCGCTCCATGCGGTCGGTATCGTCTTCCTGAAATTCCAGCCACTGCATCCGCAGGCTCCAGTTGCGCTGGGTCGCCTCGTTGCGGATGTGCGTTTCCATGTACTGCGTTCCCGGCAGGTCTTCCATCATCACCGTGTTGGTCTGGTGGCGTTTGGCTTCCTCGACAATCTTGTGTGCCAGCCGGCTCGGCGTGTACGTCCCGCCCCAGGCGTCGATCACATAGACCTTGCCCTCCCAGATGCGCGCCGCAATCCCCTCCGCCTTGTCCGCCATGTAGGGCTTGCCGGAATAGGGCAGCCGCCAGCAGATGAACGTCTCGCCCAGTCCCGGCACGCGCTCTTCCGCCACCAGCATCGACTGGTACAGTTTCTCATCGAACACCGCCACGCTGCCACCCTGCGGATCGTTCTGCTGCTGGCACATGAACGATTCGTAGTTCTCGAAAAACTTCTGCCGCAGGCTGCGGTAATCCATGTTCGCGAGGCCGGGGAATTCGAGCACCACATCGTCCTCGTCGGGAAATTCCCCCGGCAATAAGCGCCGCCCGCTCTTCACCGTCAAACTGGCGCGCACCAGCACCGCCCATTGCTCCGGGTCCATCTTCTCAATCACGTGCCCGTACACATCGAAGGGATGGTAGCGTGTACCGCGAAGGTTAAGATAGCCGCCGTGCCGCAGCAGGTTCAGGTTGGTGTCGTAGGTGTCCTTCACCCGCTGCCGCGATTCGCTCGACGCGTGGATGCCGCTGTTGAGCGTGTCCGCCATATCGTCCGGGTTCAACACCCAGGGGTGCCAGCCCGATTGCGAACTCTCAGGCGAAGTATAGGCCAGCGTGGTGTCGATGTCTGTAACGTCATGGTTAGGCGTGTTCCACACCGGCTTGGGCTCTTTATCGACTACCAGTTCCGGAAACGCCAGTTGCAGCAGCGAAGCCGCGCGCCCCTTCTCGCGCCAGAAATAAATCGCAATGCCCTTGGAGATCGCGGCCGCCAGCGGCTGGGTCGCCGATTCGTTGAGGATGGTAATGCTTTCCGGAAACGCCATCACCCACTGCAAGCTGTCCACGCGCCCGAGCGTGGTCTTGAAAGTGTGTCGCGGATCGAGGTGCAGGCGGCGCTTTTTGGGGTGTTGCGCCTCGATCGGCAATAGCGGATTTTTCGGGAAGTAGAGATCGACAGCGGGCTTGTGTAGGACAGGGTCGAAGTTGCGGAAGCCCATCATCTCCGCCAGGAAAAAGTGGTCAGTAAAACAGCGATGGCGAATCTCATCGCGATATTCGCCATCCTGCTCCAACTTGTCGGTGTCGAGAATCATTCTAAAAATCTAATTCGATGACAGGACTCGATACCTGCTAGATGAACCACGTAGGTGCTTCCTCTAGTCTTGCTCCGGTCAACTCATCACTTAAGACTACCGCTCCGGCTGTGAGGCGTATGCACTAACTGTGAAGAGCGCGTGTCCTTCCACGCCGCATCGAAAACTTTTATCAAAACCACGGCTCTGCCGCTGGCGCCGCTTCCATCGTTTTCTCCAGCCGCGCGCCGATAGTTCCGAAACTGCGACTCCGATCATAAGATCGATCTTTGCTTTTTGTTCCGGAGTGAAAATTTGTCATAAGTAAGTTCATTTCCGAAGGCATCTACCACTTTCAAACCCCCGGCTCTGCCGCTGGCTCCACCCCCGCTTCCGGTTGCTCCTCGGGCGCGCCGCCTCCGGCAGCCCCGCCTTGCATCACCGGCCCCGCGTTGTCGTCCATGTGCGCGTGCAGGTCTTCCATGTTGCTGCTGGTGCCCGCAAACACCGGCGGATGCGAATGGTGGTCTTCCTTCTTGTCTTTATAGACGTGCTCATGGCCGGCGGTGCCGTCATGCGCGAAGGTGGTCACGATCTGGTGCAGGTGCTTCTTGGGCTTTTTGCCTTTATCTTTCGGCTCCGCCGCGTGCTCTTCTTTTTTCGCCATTGCTGTTCACTTCCTTTGAAAATGCTGGCCGGAATTTTCGTCCGGCCAGTCCGCGTTTCCTTTGCAAGGGGCAAAATTCGAAAGCTTTACGGGTTGTCGTAGATCGCGAACTCATGCACGCCGATCACCTGCGTGCCGCCAGTCCCGAAGGTGACACTGACCACGAAGTTGGTTACCGGGTTCGCGGTGCCGCTGATGCCGGTGGGAACGTTGGTGACGGCAGCTGCGGCGACGATCACATTATTGCAGAAAAATTCCACCGTTCCAGTCAGTGTTCCGCTCACCGAGTCGTAAATCAGCCTCGCTTTGATCCAGAAATTCGTCTTGCCGCTGAACGCCGAGAGGGCTCCGCTCGACTTCAGCAAGGTGCCGGTGATGGCGGTGCCGTTGTATAACTTGAGCGTTACAGTGCTCGAAGTCCCCAGGTTGAAATACCCGCTGACAAGAAGCAGGAAGGGAATCTGTTCGAGCACGCTGTTGGCCGGGATGGTCAACACCAGCGCCGTCCCCAGCGCCGGATTGTTGATTACCGTCTCCGCGGTCGAAGAGGAAACTGTCTGCACTGCCGGCAGCGGGCCTGCCGCTGCGCCTGGAGTGTTTGCCGCTACCGCCCCCGCCGTTCCCGGCGCTCCGCTCGGTCCATACAAACGAGTACCTGGCATATCGTGTGTTTCTCCTTGCGCGGGGTAGCCCGCAAAATTTCAGGTGTTCGCGGGAAGTGTACTCCCGTCTCCCGCCTGCGCGTCAACTTTTTTATAGAGGAGTATCGAAATAATCGCGACCGCGCTGGCATCTTCAAGGTCGTTTCCCGGCGAACGATGTTCAATCAAATAATTCATTGCGGAAATTAAAATATCTCTCCCTTCACGTTTCGGGCGCCCGCGCACGCTGCGCCGGTCGCCACGATCTTTCCGCCACTGCCGGAACTCCGCCCGCTCCTGCGGCGTCGAAGGGTGGTAGCAATTGGGACAGTGCCGTCGTAGAACGTTGTGCTTATTGAAAGCCTTGCGCACCACCTGGCATTCGCTGCTGCAAGTGTCTTTGCGGGCCCGCGCCCGCTTTTCTGGAAGTGGATTCCCGCAAATCACGCAAACCAACGGAAGATGTTCCAGTTCGTCGTAAGTGAGCGCTTTCTTTTCCGGTGTAACGATGTCGTTTGTATCTACCATCGCCGGATGAATGACAGCGTGATAATTGCAGTTGGGACAGGTGACCTCGTAAAAACCTTCGCCGTGGTTGTATGTCTGTACAGGCCGATGATCGGAACAAAGAGGATTAACATTTACGTTAGATACTGAGAAAATTGAACTCACCGCTGCACCCCCATCTTGCCAAACCATTCAATCAGGGAGTCGGCGGAGTCGGTGCAGAGCAGGTGAAAGGCGCCGGTGCGCTCCACCCAGTCGCGAAAATCTTTCTGCTCTTTCGTGAGCGAGCCACCGCCTGACTTACATTCCACCCATAACGGCACAGTTACAAAAGCGGCGTTGACGTCGGGCAGCACGTCCACCCGGGAATTCATCGGCACAATCGACGGCCCTCGCGGAATTGCGCGCACGATGTTAATGCGCGGCCACGCCAGCACGTCACACATCCCGCAGGTGTGCCGGATGCCGAAGTCGTCCACCCAATCGCCCACGTACATTGGTCGCGTTCGACCGCCGGTGGCGACGGTAAAAACCCGCGACTGCTGGCGGATCACCCCAACGTTATAAATGGCGCATGTTTCAAGAACTGCGTTCACGACCGCGTTTGCCGCATCGACCACTCTTCCCATGTCTCGCCCTCTGGTGCTATCTTAATACTATGAGCATGAAAGATACAGTGAAATCACCAAAAAAGAACGCCAGTAACTTCCGTTATCTAATCGCCAGTAACTTCCGATATGTCAGTTTGGAGCATCATGAACTTGTGAAGCGGGCCGCCGTTTTGGCTGGCCTGTCGGTAAATGCGTGGATTGTCGAGCGCACACTGGCGCAGGCCCGTAAAGAATTGAACGCCCTCAAATAGGCTGCTTACGTTTTGGCCCCAGGTCGATCAGGATGTACTCATTGGGTAATTGCTGCCGCCTGCCGTTCGCTGAATTTTTATAGCGCTCTTTTATTTTAATTGCGCCTTTCTCCTGTAACTCCGCCAACCCTCGCTTGATGGTGTCTTCCGACACTGAAACCTTCTCCGCCAGTTTGCGAATCCCAATATCCCGACAGGTTGCGGCATCGCCGGCGGCGAAGTAGGCGAGTGCGTTGTAGGTGGCCAGCGCCTTCCAGGATGGGCGAATGGAGTCGAGGAGAGCCCGCTCGATCCAGAAAAACGGCAACCGCCGGATGTCTCTGACATTCACAATTTCAGATGGCATGAGTGGTGAGTTCGAGAGGAATTTAAGGCGCGACTAGAAACATCGGCAAGTGCCAACACTGGCAACCCTGTTGAATGTGTGTGGAAAAACCTGTGAAAACAGTGGAAAAGCTCTTAAAAACGTCCACAACCGCCGGTAAGTGATTGAAAACAGGTTGGAGAACGTAAATGGTTGAAAAGGAAAGAGATCGTTGGAGGGGTGGGTGCTATTAGCGACCCGGGGTGGGTGCTATTAGCACTACTAAGTACTTAGAACTTAAATCTTGTAAATGTGAAGAGATATCTGAGTAGTAGCAGGGGGCGGTTTTCCTCGACCTCCATCGTAACGACCGGATAAAAGGTAAAGATATATACCACTATAAAAATAGTGTAATAAGGTTAAAATTGTGAATGTCAACAAACCACCAGTATCCGACTGAAAAGGTATTTGACAAGTAAACCGCAGAACTGTTAAATTTAA